CCTTCGACTGAGACTCCTCAAGATTTGATGCCTGTTGCACCAACTTGAATGATGCCGCAGCCACAGCACCAGCCGCAGCAGTACCAGCAATCGCCATCGTCCTGAACGACGGGATCAGATTCTTCAGTGACCTGGCAACACCCTTCTCCAAGTTCGCTGACAAACCAGAGAAACTTCTAGCCATCTTGCCAACGCCAGTAGTCGCATCACTAACATCAGCAATAAACTTGACAACGAATGTGCGTTCACCAGCCATGCGCTGATTCTACTCTGATGCCTCCAACCGCTGACGCAAAGCACGAAACTCTGTGATCACGGCATCCCACTTCGCTTCACCTTCCAAACCAGTCCAACTCCAAACCCTCGGCGGTTCATTCCAGAACTCCTCAGTCAACAAATATGAACCATGAGAACGCGAACGAGGCTGACGCACCTCCCGAGACTTGATCGGTCGAGGTTGCTCAACAACATCCCAACTGAAATCAGTATCCAACAACACACCACGACCCTCATGAAACTCAAAGGTTTCACCTGGTGCATGCTGAGGCAAATAGAACAACCGTGCAGGGTCTTTCGTCTGCGGGTCACCAACAAGGTTCAACCGTTCATGCAACCCCTGCCACACAGCCCGCCACAATGAAGCAGGCACACGCTCAGCCAAAGGCAACACCAAGTGATAGTGAGGATCAGAATCACGATGCGAATACGTCGAATACGCAAACCACTCCAACCCATCAAGCCTTGCCTCACGGAACGACTCACCGTCCATGTCCACAACCAACGCCTCAATGAACCGCACATTACGGTTGCCACGAGTGGTGTTCGGGTAGTACTCAACCGGTGACCACAAAGCCCCGTCAGTCTTGACAGCATTCTCCTCATGGAACGCCAACAACTCACGCAGCTGCTCCCACGAGGAAGCCAACGGCTTCGGCTCAATCGCCTTCACATTGCTGAACAGAACTGCCATGACCACCTCCCTACCTATCAGGGTAGTGGAATCTCAGCGGAAGTCAATCATCCAATTTGTCTAGCACCCGTGTGATGGCATCCAAGTATTCCTTGGCAATTCGCTCCTTATTCTTCGTGACCGCAGGCCAGAAGAAGTATCCTGCCGTGCCTCGATGTCTCAAGAACTGGCTGGTGTAACCACCGCCTTTGCGACCCCTTCCGGCGACAGTTGGGGTTCCTTTGCCGAACTTACCGCCACCAAACTCCGCACCAAAGAACACGTCACCCCTAGTCACCTTGCGCTTGCGTTTACGGTTCGGGCGAGATTTAGAAACAAATGCACTCTTCTCAGACAGAACCGCAGCAGGCAACGAATTGAACGACCTAGCCTTCATGCCCTTCATCACTTCAGTTGCCTGATTGCTTCTGGTTACTGAAGTCGCCTCAAACTTGGCAGCCACAATCAACAACTCTGCAACCGACTTGGCTGCCGTGTTTGCTTCCTTCTTGAATCGTTCATCCGATTTGGCTAGTTCACGAATGAACTGAGTGATGCCAACAATCTCAACGACAGTCTTGCCGCCAGGAGGAAAACTTACTTGACCTCCTCGACCGATTGGTTTGATAGCCATTGGCTCAGACTACCTCTTCAAATGAATTGCCCTCCAACGAAGATAGGCGAGCATTGTGAAGATCATGCGTGGAGATTCTGCCAGCAACACTGATGGTGCAATACCTGTCTCGCAAGACAGGTACGCGATCATCCAGTGGGCTGACTGATCTCCAAAGGGACGATCACTGCTTCAGCAGCATCTCCCACTTCTAGCGATTCAATCTCATCGCACCATGATTCAAAGTCAAGGCCAGTCTTCTTCAAACGATGCTCAGCATGCCAACCCAAATACGCAAGGTCAGTCAACGTGAGTTCTGTTTCAAACTTGGCAACGCTTCGATTGAACTTGTTCTCAAACGCAATGAAGTCTGGGAACGCAGCCACAATCTTTCGTGACTTGCCATCGAGCGCACTCGTCAATTCAAGTGCAATCTTCATATATACCTCCGCAGGTAAGGGTTGTTATGTTGAAACTATGCGCCAGTGCCAGTCTTGGTGATTGCACCAGAGATCGGGTAGGTGATGCTGACAACAGCCAAGTCACCAACAGCACCAGCAACAGGAGTCCAAGACACAGGCAAAGCGTTGAACGCATACTGTGGGTTAGCAGACGAAGCAGCAGCAGTTCCGTTTGGCTTCACAGTCATTGGCACAGCAGTACCAGCAACGAACGCATCGTAGAACAACTTCTCGATCGTTGGGTAGTCCTGATGCAGCTCAAGTGTGACCGAGTTATCGATCAAACCTTGGATGCGAGTCACAGCCGAAGAACCCATTGCTGTAGTCGCAACTTCCGCAGCAGTCGTGGACAAAGTGATTGATCCTACATACTGAGAAATATCGGTGTTAGCAGTACCGAAGGTGACTACTACGTTGGTGAGAACTTGCTTTGCCATTTGATGCTCCTGCCTTATCGGCTATCGAGATGAACTACTTCTGCTCGGCTGAGCCGATGCGATAACTCTACACGCACCAACCGCAAGCGGGCAACCGCTACTGATACACGATGACACGGAAGTCCACCATCAGATAGGTGGTGTCGTTTCCTTCCATTGTCGAGATGTTTGAAGCCGACTCGACCAGTAGGTTCGCGACCGCACCACCCAACGTGCGATCCCCTTCCAAAGCGGCACGAATAGAAGTCGCACCCTCATAGGACAGGAACCCATCCAACGCAGCTTGCGCAGACCGCTCAGCTGACCTGCCCACCACAACCGACACCGTGAAGACTGATGTGATCAACCCTCCACGCATCGCACCGTTGTAGGTGATCGTGTCCAGCATCGGCCAAGCGAACGGGGTGTTCAGATTGTCAGGCTGATAGGCGTAAGACCTCAGCCCGCTGATCGTTGCCAGGCGAACCTGCAACCCTTGCTTGATTTGGGTGACGGTAGTTTCTTCGTTCATGCGAACATTCGCAGCCGTCGATACGGTTCGACAAGTTGTGCCATGTCCGGATCAAGGAAACGAGAAACACGAATGGCACCCAAGTCACCGAAACCTGCAACACCAAGCGGTGAGTCATACCGTTTGAAGATTCGTGAAGCCTGAATGATGGTGGCCTGTGTGACAGGTTCCGGCACAGACGGCCAACCGAACACAGCAGTCACCTGAACCAAAGCCTGCTCACCATAGTTGCCGTTGACTGTTGGGAACAGATAGTCACCAACCGCACGAATCTTGTCGTATGCCCACTGCAAACCATCCAAGCGACCATTCAACGGTTCCAACTGATAATCAGACGGCGACCAAGTCACATCAAAGTTTCCATCGGTAGCACCAGAAGTCTTCAACACAATCGCAGTTCCAGCGATGTCATCAATGCTGCAATAGAAATCATTCTCAGCCATATAGACCCGACTGGTTGCAGAACCAACAGACCAGAACTGGCGGTTGCAATATCCGTCAATGAGACGTGAAGCAGCCCCAGCACAGTTGTCAATCAACTCATCATCAATGGTGTCAGCCGTCCCAATGCGGAGAGCTGCTTTGATCTGATTGCGAGTGGCGTAGCCATTGGTGATGGTCATGGTGTTCCTATGTTACTTCACCACAACGGGTGGAAACTCTTGACCAGGCACAATCTCATAGTGGTTCACAAAAGTACGGAACAAAGCAACATCAGCCTCACCTTGTGGATGAGGTTGAAATGATACCGCCTCTGGATGCCGCCAATGAATAAACCTTTGAGTGGTATCAAACTCAACCCGCAAACCAGCCTTGCGGAACTCCATCCACTGAATCCAATCGGCATACATACTGCGTCGAGCAGGATAAGCCAAATGAACATTCCGCCTCATAACCGTCATGCCTGCCATCGGATTAGTTGTTGAAGTCAAAATACCTGCATAGCCATCAGGGCTTGCCTGAAACGATTCCCCATGCTGGGTACGACCAGCAATCGAGATGACATCACAATCACGATCCAAGCCGACCAACGCATCAGGCAACATGATCTGATCAACCCCTGCCGGTACAACCCAATCACAAGACGATGCTTC